GCATTACAGGTTGGCAGCTACTCAATCTGCTTAATGGTTCTGTGAAGTCAAGTTACATAGATAACTTCTTGGAGAGGAATCTTAACTGTACAGAGTTTGTACAAGGCATACAACGTGCTAAATTAGGAGATAGTGAATACGCTTGGTTCTTGGGCTAAGTGGATTGTTGATTGAGAGAGGAAAGGGCAGCTATTAAGTTAGTTGTCCTTTCTTTATATCTACTAACCTATTAAATATCATATATTATGAACATAGATTATAAAGTGGGAGAAGTAGAACTATCCTACAAATCTAACATCAAGCATTCAGAACGCATGAAGGTTACTTGCTCTAAGGATGCCTATAAAGTGCTAAAGGCAACCTATCGCGATGGCACAATGGAGCATAAGGAATACTTTAAAATCTTACTGCTTAATAAGGGAAGGGATGTGTTGGGGTACACCCAGATTTCAGAAGGTGGAATAAGCAGTACTATCGTAGATGTGAGAGTTATCCTGCAAATAGCTATCCTCTGTAACGCATCCTCCATCATTTTAGCACATAACCATCCAAGTGGTAATCTTAAACCCAGCAATGAGGATAAAGAGTTAACCACCCAAACAATAAAGGCTGCTAAACTGATGAATATACAGGTCTCTGACCACATTATTTTATCAGAGGAAGAATATTACAGCTTCTCTGATGAAGGACTGTTATAGGATATTCCTATATATAATAAGGTGAAGGGCATTCAATTCTTAGGTTGGGTGTCCTTTCCCTATAACATTCACTTCTACTATTAGTGAACGTTCCTTTAGTAATCAATGAGTTGGTAAATCCAACTCAGAATTAATATTCACTTCTATTCATTAACTTATAAAACAGAACATTATGTCACTCAAATATTCAAGCACAACAGCAGACTATCTTGTTTGGTCTGATGCAATGAACCTCATAAGGAAGTTAGCCAAAGACGAGAATTATAAAATCTCACTTCTTATAGCTTTGGGATGCTTCACAGGATTAAGAATATCTGATATTCTATCTCTAAGATGGAAGCAGATATTAGGTACTGACGAGTTTACAGTAATTGAGAAGAAGACAGGCAAAGTAAGAACTATCAGACTGAACCCACAATCACAGCAACATATTAAGGAATGCTACGAGCATATAAATCCTGTTGGAATCAATGCGCCAATTCTTATCAGTCAGAAAGGCACTATCTTCACAGTACAGAGAATCAATATCATTCTTAAAGAGGTGAAGAAGAAGTACAGATTAAAGATTAAGAACTTTAGCTGCCATTCTCTTAGAAAGACTTTTGGTAGACAGGTCTATAATATGAACAGCGATAATGCTGAGCTTGCTTTAGTAAAGCTGATGGAACTGTTCAACCATAGTTCTGTTGCCATTACTAAAAGATACTTGGGATTAAGGCAGGAAGAAATCTTACAGACTTATGACTGTTTGAGCTTCTAATGAATTGGGACAGGATTATTAAGATTCATCTTTATAGTGGTCTGAATGGTTCTGTCCCAAATAGCCGTTAATCGGAGTTCAAATGTACATAAAGTTCATAATTCAAGGTAAGTGAGAATATTCCGCATAGAGTTCTTACACATGTAAAGGTCAGTTTAGCACTTATCTAAAGAACCCGATTTTAGGCATCTCTCAACATTTTATAAACAATAAGTTCTTGCCATTCAAACGAATTTCTTAACTTTGCATCATAATCCCTCATATCTAAAACGTTAGGTCACTGTTGGAGGACATATTTAGTTAACGAAGAGCGTTTAACATATTATCCTATCGTGAAATCTCGACAATTTCAATCTCTAAGGATAATAGGCAAGAACGCTCACGTCAGTGCTATATACCTACTTATTGTAGTCTATATAACAGGCTGGCGTGAGCTATTGTTTATTACTTAGAGATGGGCAGTCGAGAGCCTCACGATAGTAATATTCAATAGTTTCACGCCTTCATTGTTTTATACTGATTAAATTAACTAAAAACATAATAAGATGAAATTAATTAGATTATTAGCAACCTCGCTATTGGTTGCATTAAGCATGGGAATTAGTTCTTGTAGTGAGGAATTGGATAGTCAGCCAATGGAATCTTATCCTGCAGGTGGTGAACCTTTAGATGCAACTTGTAAAGAATATGGCATTAGTGACTATGAAGACATAGAATTACTTAATTACCATAAGAACGGTTTGGAACAAGCTAACTTCTCTGGCTTACGAGAGGACAAGCTATGGCTTGCATCATTCAATGTAAAGGATAAATCTCCAATTGTAAATTGGACTGACGAGTTACCATTTAATAGAAATCGTAGGATTTACAAAGGTTATGGAGAATATGAAGATGTCACCATTCAACAGATAACATTGTTACAAACAATACCATTCAATCAGAACTTTGTTGCATCATTAAGTTACAGTTTTGGTAAAGACTATCATTATAATGCCTTACTCTTCAAACAGAGTTCACAAACTAAAGAAGTTCAAGTTAAGCGTAGTGAAATATTTGCAGGATTTCAATATTCTATAATAAACGATGATTGTTGTTACTCATTGTTTGGCGATACGCTCTATATAGCAGAGAAAGGCTTTGGATATTCTAATGTAGGAACTCTCTATACTTCTGAACTTATATCTCATGAAGAAGCAATATACACCCATAGAGATAATAAAGGCTTCTTCGTGGGTAAAAGAAGTTTTAAATTAGGAGAGGATTTATGGCATATCCAAGTACCACAGCTTAACGATGAACCTGCTGATGCCAAGATTGAGGTCAGTGTAGAAGATAAATCTACGCCAATTTGGAAGTTTAATGTCAATATTATACATTATGATGGAACTAAGAAGAATGTAACATTTGAAATAGATACTGACAATGGTACAATCAAAGGGCAGGATGATTATGCTTCCCTTATTATAGGCAAATGGAGGATGACAAGCGGTGATGCGGTTGCTACTCATGTTACTTATAAGAATGATGGCACATTTGAATACACAAGTACAGAAGATAGCTCCTACAAAGAAGTAGGTAAATACAAGATAGACGGTAACAAACTCTATGAAATGTACAGTGATGAAGAAGAATGGATTATCAATGATATTCTATTGCTTAATTCAATGACCTTATCAGTGCAGGAATTGGAAGCAGACGGAGTTACACCCACAGGTCAGAAGTACTCTTATCAGAGAGTGGAGTAAAGGACTTATAACCAAGACAGAACAAAAGCAGCATCGGAGGGAACTCTTATGCTGCTTTTATTTCATTATAAGCCAATCTTTATTACCTTTGCAGTACAAATAATGTGTTCTTTGGTTTAGTGTACATTAATTACTGCAAGACCATTAGCAGCAAACGCTTGATTGTGCATAAGAGCATCTTTAAACGTTACAAGTCCATATAACAGCACTTATACGAGTTATGAGAATTGTTAAGAGGTGGAATCGTGGTCTGTTGATAGGCACATATCATAATCAACTAATTATTAAACATTTAAAATGAATAATTATGAGAAATGATATACTATCTAAGAAGATGTTCGATAGAACTAACTCCTTTGTAATATCAGCTAACATGGTATCTAAAATCTCTAATAAAGAGATTGTTAATCATTTAGTAGAGAGTTCCTTCTACAATAAGATAACATTCACTAAAGCATTTAATGCTGTGCGCGATAATATTGAAAACTTAACTAAGGTTGAGTTTGTAAAAGTTACCGTAAATAGAATGGAGGACACCATGTTTAAGCTGGACTTTGAGAAGATTACCTCATTGAATGAATTGGCTAAGTCATATTTCATCGTTAATGGTGTTAATGCTGCAATAGCTGCATTCATTTGTAAGGCAATCCACCCTAACATATCTATAAATTACTTATTCATTAGGGAGAGTTATATTCATTCTATCTCGGGAATGATTGGAGCAGCAACACTTCCGTTAATTCCGAAGATTATAACAATACCTGATGAAGAAACCTTAGAAACCTTACAGGACGAATATTACTGTAAGCAAGAGGAAGCTATGAATATAGATATGCCTACAGACTACGTAGTTGAAGCGACAGAGGATGCAGGATATAATCTCCTGCCTGATGATGTCGAAGAAGCTATCATCGTAGAATGATTAAAGTCAGAGGAATTTAGAGATAACTCTAAATCAAAGTAACGCAAGTTACATAATGTACACGTCCGAGACGCATTATTTGTTCTTACCCAATCGGGAGAAGTACCGAGTAACAATATAAGTAGTCTATAATGCTCCCAACCCTGTAAATCATATTTAACAATCATAATTACTCTTATATTATACTGATTTACAGCTAATTATTTAATCAAGAATGTTTTTAGCTTAATTAATTTTGTTCAAGGTGCAGAGTGGCATGCAAAGCAATCTCCGTGGATAAGTGTAAAAGATAAGTTGCCAGAACCAGAGCAAGAAGTTTTTCTTTATGATAGAGATTCTATTAAGCACTATGCAATAGGGTGGCTTCGAAAGAAAAAAGGATATTGCAAAAGTAAATGGTTTGTAACAAATGGTTATGTCACCGATGAAAATATTACCCACTGGATGCCAATACCTTCTTTCGATGAAATACTCGAAGCCAACAGAGACGTTTTAGGACGAATTAAAGAGAAAGGAGAATAACTATGAAAGCAAAATACTTTAAAAAGATAAGAAAACAAGTGAAGTGGTACAAGGTATCGCATAGGGATGATTTGTTAGATAGTTTCGTAAATGAGAAAGAAATTTTGGCTAAATATCCAGAAAATGCTTGTATCAGATATCATAAGCGTACAGGTGCATTCATTAACAAATATAACCATAACGATATTACTCAATGCTCTGAAGGCCTGTCAAGATTCAAGGTGTGTATAGGTCAGAAAGTAATGTATTTCGATTAAATAAAGGAGGAAAAAAGGAGATTAACCATGAGTGTACTATCCCGAAATTATAACGAATAACCTATATGCATTATGAAAGAAAATAAAATAAAGATACTTCACACTGTTATCAAATACCCCATCACGATAATATCAACTCCTATTCAATTAATCGCAATAGCATTAGCATATATAGCCTTATCATTAAAATCCTTTGCTAATGCATTGATTGCAATTTCAGATGGTTGGGGTGAATATTTAATCAAAAAGTTATATTATGAAAAAATTATGTGGACAAGCATAGATAAAACTCCACATGTCGATAAACCACTTCTTCTCCGATATGGAGACGGTGGAATGAATAGACGAATGGATTTCGGACATTACACAGGATCACACTATCTTACAAAAGATGGTCAGATAGTAGACGAGCATGTGATAGCATGGGTGGAGTTGGAGTTTGGTATTAAACCTTGAGATAATTGAATGCGGTGAGTTAAATACTTTACCGCTTTTTGTGTCTGTTCTTTTTTATGGAATAATTAACGGAATGTGAAATATGAAAAGTAAATATCACAATCAACCTTGAGTCAAACAACAAGATGGAACGAAAAAAAGCAAGGACGTCTTCAAAAGGAATAAGATTTAAAAATAGAAAGGGGAGAATCAGCGAGCACGACCAAACTTAATTCTCCCAAATCTTACACGATTATGATGCAAATATACTATTTACTTTTAAAATAATCGTGTTATGGAACTGGATTTTAACAAAATAATTCGTCTTAAAAAGATTCGTATTGAGAAGTCGGAACTGTCCGAGGAGGAAAATGCCTTGACAGCTCCGGTTTTAAATGATAAAAGCCTTATCGGAGAGGCTTACAAAATATTTGCTGAGTTACTGAACGATAGAGGATGTCCTCCGAACATTGATAGCGTTACCCAACGGAAGAAGTTCATCTTTATTATCCTATACCTGTTTTCTCCAAGCTCGCTTGCCGGTGGAAAGATGGCATCAGGGCTACGTGAGGAAATGTCAAAAGTATTAGGAATTCAGTCCAAGAGTACAATTTCCGACAATTGTGCTGATGTCGTGTTTCTCTATCAGAATTATGGGGATTTTAGCGGGGATATAGAGTATCTTTACACCGAAATCGTACATCGGCTAAGAATCAAAGGGCTAATCAATCAATGAGCCGGAGTTTAGTGCTCCGGCTTTTCTGTTTTAAAAACCTTTTTACGACAATCGAGTTATTGTCGTGCATAGTAGATAACTATATTTGCCTATCTTTGGTTATGGTAGTACCTTTGAATGAATAATAGTAGTTCAAAGGTATTTTTTATGCAAAGAGCTAAGATAGATATATCCAAAGTAATCCCGAATGAAGGACAGATAGAAGGGCTACCGAGAAATCCCCGTCTCATTAAAGACGAGAAATTCCGCAAGCTGTGCCGATCCATTCAGTCGCTTCCTGAAATGACAGAAGCGAGGGATATTCTTGTCTATCCGTATCAAGGCAATTATGTCGTGATTGGCGGAAATATGCGCTTGCAAGCCTATAAGTATTTAGGGTGGAAGGAAGTGCCTTGTTGTATATTGCCAGAGAACATGCCGGTGGAAAAGCTCCGGCAAATGCTTATACAGGATAACAACCCTTTCGGCGAGAATGACTGGGATGCTTTGGCGAATGAATGGGACAGTATTGAACTTGAAGAATGGGGATTTGACGTGTGGCAAGAACCAGAGGAAAAACCAAAGACTAAATCCCCCAAAGAAACATTCGAAGAAGAAGCAAAGGAGCAGCCGGATTTCTTTGCCGCCATGTTAGGCGACCGCATATATGACAGCAACAATGAATTTGACATCCCGAACTTGCTCGTCGACCGCCAGCCTACAAGTGGATTGCTGTTGCCTTTTGCCGGATGGGGAGCGGACACAAGGACAAAGAAAGGTATATCTACCTATCATTTCTACGTGGAGGATTACCGCTTTACCAACATCTGGAATAATCCCGTGTCGGTACTGGATAGCGGATGCACCGAACTGGTAGAGCCTAACCTGTCTTTGTTCGACACCACGCCGATAGCTTACGGCTTGCAGCAAATCTATATGAAGCGTTGGATTGCTCGTTTCTGGCAGGAGTGCGGCGCAAAGGTATATGCCGACCTGAATGTGGCGTGGAAGTTCTACAAGTATAACCGTTTGGGCATTCCTGACGGTTACAATGCTTTCGCCACACGTGGTTATGCCGACAGGCAGGAATACTTAAAGATGGAAATACAAATTGCCCGTGAAATATCAGGCAGGGATAACCCGAATATGATAGTTTACGGTGGCGGTGAGAAGATAAAGGAACTGTGTACACAGAATAATGTGCTTTATGTGGAACAGTTTATGGCTAATAGGACTAAACAAATCAAGAAAGAAGGCAAAAATGGCTAAAACAAGTGGAGGAGTAAGAGGTAAAAGCTCATCAAGAAGTAGTGGAGGCAATTATCAGGCTTCCGTTGCAGTGGAAAACCGTCATGGAGAAACAAGATGGTTGCAAAAGAACTTCCGTACACAAAAGCAAGCTGAACAATGGATTGACAGAGTGGCTTCCCGTTTCGACAGCCCGGCTAAATCCGGATTTGCAACCACAGCGGCTATTGATAAAGATACAAAACGTGGCACTCAATATGATATTTACAACCGTGACTTGGCTCGTGAGTTTGAAGTAAAGGATAAGCGAGAGTTTAGAGCTGGGCGTGGTGGATATACTGGTAGAAGATAACTATGGCAAAGACTTCGGGCGGCGTGCGTACATATCGACAAGGTAGCTCCACTTACCGCAAACGGCAGGCAGAAGTTGAGACCATGCGTCAGAGCGGTAAGTATTCCAGTGTTGAGATGGGCAAAGGTGGCGGCTACGTAGCTATTGAGAAAAGCACAGCACGCCACAAACCCGAAGAACTGGAAGCCGCTCGTATCCTTGCAGACAAAGGGTATAAAGTGACATTGAAAAATGAAGCTGGATTAGGGCACAAGGTTAAAACTCCTGATGGGTATCTGTTTTCCGCTTCGTTTGAACAAAGAACGCCTAAAGGGAATACAGATATAAATGTAAGGTCATCTCTCTATCATGTTAGGGATAAGAAAGCAGATGTACCTATTCTTTATATGAAAGGTAGTGGGCATACTCGACAAAGCGTAGAGAATGGGATACGAGCATTTGAAAATGCAAGTAAGTACCGATTCAAACAAATAATCGTAGTGACGGAAGATGGGCGTATTCACAGGCATAAGCATAATAAATAAAGCGGCACTGGGAAAATGCCGCTTTAAAATGTGGAAGTTATTGACCTATCCCACTACCCAATCTGGAAGGAAATGTCCAACTAAGCAACCGAGGGGCTGTCAATTCCCGCTCTGGACTATCGGTATAATGCAAAGGTAACAATAATAATTGAATAATCATAAAATCAACCGTTAAACAAGCGTTTTGGCAGGAGAATACGAACATATTAAAGGAAAAGGCAATCGCTTTTCAAGTACAAACCAGCCAGCAAACCGCGGCAGGAAGCCTAAACTATACACAATCGCCAAGAAAGCCTACGGGCTGTCTTACGAGGAATACAAAGAAATGCGCATGTATTTGATGCAACTTTCTAAAAAGGAATTGGAGGAGCTTGCGAAGAATGAAAATACTCCTATGTGGGTTGTAATCCTTTGCCGTACCTACATAAAGGGAGCAGCCAAAGGAGATTCCCGTTCATTGGAAGAAACAAAGGCGGATTTGTGGAGCAAGGACATTGCGGCTACCAAGATTGACGTGACCACCAACGGCAAGGACATAGGGCAACAGATTGTTTTCTCACCTACACCTTTGTCGGAGAAAGATATTCAGGAAATAAAGGATATTCAGAATGGCAACAAAGAAGATAGCAACGACGCCGGTATATCAGAAACTTGATGCCGCCTACCGCTCGGGTAGGTACAATGTGTTCGTGTTGGAAGGCGGTTCGCGTTCCAGTAAGACCTATTCCATCATCCAGTTTTGGATAAGGTATGCCTATGAACACCAAGACCGGGTAAGGCGTGTGATCGTCTCCCGTTTGAAAGCGACATGGATAACGGCTACCGTATTGAAAGACTTCCTCGATGTGTTGAAAGATTATGGGTTGTATGACAAACGTAATCATAACAAGTCGGTAGGTGCGGGGGTATATACACTCTATACTACTGAATTTTGGTTTTTGGGATTGGATGACGAGCAACGCATACACGGTATGAAATCGGATGCCTTTTGGATCAATGAAGCAGTAGAGGCAAGCTTTGATGATTACGCTCAACTGATGCAAAGATGCTCAGGCTTTGCTATACTTGACTACAATCCCTCATACGATGAGCATTGGATTTACGATAAGATATGCAAGCGTGAGAAGACGAGGTATATGCACTCTACCATGCTCGATAATCCCCTGATACCAGACAATGCCAAAGAGCAGATATTAAGCTATGAGCCTACGGAATACAATATACAGCATGGTACTGCCGACAAACGCAAGTGGCAGATTTACGGTCTTGGCAAACGAGCGACACTTGAAGGACTTATCTTTGAGAATTGGGGGTATTGCAAGGAGATTCCGCAAGGTTTGAGGAAGCATGGGTATGGGATGGACTTCGGGTTTACGCTCGACCCCACCGGAATAGTGGAATGCGCTTTTGATGAAAGGTCAAACACGCTATATCTAAGGGAAAGGTGTTATCTCACACACATGGAATCAAGCGATATAATCAAGTTCTACAAGCGTATCGCACCCATGAGGGTTATGTCCGAAAGTGCAGACCCCCGTTTGGTTCGTGAGATAAAGAATGCCGGAATAAAGATTTACCCGGTCATAAAGGGTACAGGCAGCATAGAGGCTTCTATCTCCGTGATTCACGGATACAAGATCCTTATCACAGAAGACAGTGTAAACCTTATCAAGGAGATTAAGAACTATACTTGGATGTTTGATGAAAAGACAAAAAGATTCATCAACAAACCGGCAGACGGACAGGCAGACCACCTGCTCGATGCCGCCCGGTATTGGTGCATGGGGGAACTTATGGGGCGAATCAAGGAAGAGAAGAATTTAACCGGAATATTCACACACTAAAAATATAAGCTATGTCATTGAGTTTAGAAGAAATATTAGCATTGCCTGATATAGGTCAGAAAATCAGTTACCTAAAGAAAGGTAGAAAGACCGAACTTCCCGACCGTTGTAAACTTTGGGATGATTGGAATCCTGAACGCCATGAAATCATGGTTGACAAAGAGAAGTACCCGGATAGAAAGGTTCTTGAAAAGGAAGCGGAAAAAGTTTTTGATGAAAAGTCTGGTAAGACCTATGAAATCGAAGCGCAATACAAGACCGAGCCTGTGAACCGCATATCCATCCCTTTGGAGCAGGATATAGTGAACATTCAAACAGCTTTCACGGTCGGCACAGAGCCATCGATGGATTGTACTCCGACTGATGATGGCGAAAAGAAGTTGTTGGATGCGGTCAAAGCTGTATTCAAGTCTAACAAAATCAAGTATCAGAATAAAAAGATTGTCCGTTCTTGGCTTTCCGAACAGGAAGTAGCCGAATACTGGTATGTGTCCGATGATGATTCGTTTTGGGCGAAGTTTTGGAAGAAGGTGAGAACCTCTTTCGGTGGCAAGGTAAAGCCTACCAAGAAATTGAAAAGCGTTATATGGTCGCCGTTCCGAGGTGATACGCTATATCCTTTCTTTAATGATGAAGGTGATCTGGTTGCTTTCTCCCGTGAATACAAGAAGAAGCTTATAGATGATTCGGAAGTTACCTGCTTTATGACCATCACTGAAAAAATGGTTTATCAGTGGGATTTATCCAAACTGGAGGAAAGACCTTCATTTCCTCATGGCTTCTCTAAGCTGCCTGTAATCTACGCTTATCGTCCCGAAGCGTATTGTGAGAAGATAAAGCCCTTCCGCATCCGGTTGGAAAAACTTTTGTCTAATTATGCCGATTGCATCGACTATCATTTTTTCCCCATTTTGGAATTAATTGGTGAAGTAATCGGATTTGCCGGTAAGACAAAAGATAGAATGGTAAAACTGGAAGGGGAGGGAGCCGGTGCACGATATTTAACGTGGAACCAAGTACCTGATACGGTTAAATTTGAAGCTGAAACGCTTACGAACAACGCTTATGATATGTCGAATACTCCGAGAATATCCTTTGAAACCCTGAAAGGTGTTGGTAAGGCATCCGGCACGGCTTTCCGTTTTATGTTCATGGGCGCACATATGGCAGTGTCAAATCATGCAGAGGTGATAGGGGAGTTCTTACAACGGAGAGTAAACTTCCTTGTTACTGCTTTGGGGGCTATCAATCCGTCAGAGTTTGACAAAGCATCCAAGACGATTGATATTGAAACGGAAATACAGCCTTACATGATTGACGATTTGAATGATAAGGTGACTACTGCCGTTTCCGCTGTCAGTGGTGGCATCTGGTCAACGCGTGAGGGAATCATGTTTGCCGGGAATGCTGATAGGATAGAAGAGGAGCTTGCAGAAATCAAGGAGGAACAAGCGGCAAAGAATGAGAAAATCGGAGATAAAGGACAGAAAAACGCTTCTTAGTCAGAAAAATTACGGGATTTATAATTTTTTGATAGGAAAAATAGGATAGTTAGTGGTGACTCGCTATGGAGTTGCCGCTATTTTTTTGCTCTTTAAATTATAAATATTAGAATATAATTTTGAATTATAGAATTATATATGTATTTTTGTCACACGATAATTGAGTAACCAATGAGAATATTTACCGAACAAGCATTAAAAGAATATGCAGAGAACCATCCCGATTCAAAGGTCGCTTTGCAAGAATGGACTACCATTGTGAAAAGAAGCAAGTGGACTTGTTTTGCCGATATTAAGAAAACGTTTAATAGCGTTGATAATGTAGGTAATCAACACTATGTTTTCAACATCAAAGGCAATAACTATCGTTTGGTAGTAGTGATTAAATTCACTATTCAGTTTGTGTATATTCGCTTTATTGGTACTCATAAAGAATATGATAAAATAGATTGCGCTAATATTTAGGATTATGACAAAGATAGAAAATCAAGCCCAATATGAATGGGCGGTGAAAAGAGTAGAGGAACTTCTTCCATTAGTGAAAGATGACACTCCTTTGAATGACCCCAATAGCATAGAATTGGAGCTTCTTTCTAATTTAGTTGCTGATTATTCCGAAGAACATTTTGCATTGGGAGAACCAACGCTTGTGGATGTTCTTAAACTTCGTATGTACGAAATGGGGCTTAATCAGAAATCACTTGCAAAGTTGGTTGGTGTCAGCCCATCACGGCTAAGTGATTATATATCCGGTAAATGTGAACCTACTTTAAAAGTTGCTCGTGAGATAAGCCGGAAGCTAAATATTGATGCTAATATAGTGTTAGGTGTATGATAGATGTTAAGGAATTAAGAATTGGAAACTATGTTTTCCCTAAAAATGATAGTGGAAAAGAATCTGTAATTGGAGAGATTTTTGCTATTAACGATTATTTGGTAAGTATAAAGGGGAATCATAACCAATATGATTATCATCTTCTTGAGCCTATACCTCTTACAGAGGAATTACTTTTGAAGTGCGGTTTTGCAGAATTGTATTCAGACTCAAAGGGCTATATATATAGTGTCAATAATATCGAGTTTATTCGTTCCTATTTTGATACTCCAAGTTACTTTATAAAAACGAATGAAGAGAACGTATTATTTGAAAAGCCCATAACCTATCTTCATCAGCTTCAAAATATATACTTTGCCTTAATAGGAAAAGAACTTGAAGTGAATTTATAATATATCATCTAATCATATTAGGCGTGATTCCATTCGGTTTCACGCCTTTTTTTATACCATTTTACGACAATCGTTTTATTGTCGTGTATCATCTATCTGATAATTTCTTACACAGCTTATTAATACCGAAATTTACCGTAGAAATTTATAAATCAAATTCATACGGTATGACAATCTTAGAACAAATCTTAGCAGGGCTGCAACAGAAGTTTACTGGGGTGGACACTGCTATTCTTACCCGCATTGCCACCAAAAAGGCAGAGGGTATAACGGACGAGACAAAGGTAAACTCTATTGTTGAGGGTATCAGTTTTTCGGACGTGCTTAATTCCTATGGTGATTTCCGTGCCGGGGATGCTTCTAAAACCGCAGTGACTAACTACGAGAAGAAACATAACCTTAAAGACGGTAAGCCAATCGAGACTACCACAACCATCAAAACGGAAGAAAATAAAGACGATGTGCCTGCATGGGCACAAACTTTAATTGATTCCAATAATAGCCTTTTGACGGAGGTTTCCACCTTGAAGCAAGAAAAGGCGCAAGCCACACGTCAGGAGCAGATTTTGGCAAAGGCTAAGGAGTATGGTATTCCCGAAAACTACGCCAAGAGGTGCGCCATCAAGGACGATGAGGACTTGGACGCTTATTTCAAGGACTTGAAGCAGGAGTTCGCAAATGACGGCTTCAAAGGTGTGACCCCTCCAGAATCAGCGGAGCAAAAGATTGAAAAAGAAAACGAATCTATTGCCAAAATGATTGATGAGGGAACAAATGCTATTGTTGAACAAAACAAGAATTAATTATGTCAGCAGGATTTAAGTATGACTTGGTTCCGCCCGTTGAGCAAGAGGAACGTTACGATGTCCAGACAGGCATCCGCAGACGTGGCCCGTTCAAGCTCGACACGCAGAACCTTGTAGTGGGAAGTTTCCTTCCCGTATTTACGCCGATTTGTGCGGACTTGAAAAACAAGTTCGCTTATGCGGTAATCAACGTGAGAGTTGTGGAAGCCTATACCACTGGAGAAGAGGCTTTGTCTATCAAAGTAGCCAAGAACTCTTTGGCTTATGTGGGAATGTTTGTCGGAAGCGGCACTAAAGGTGCTGAGGTCGCGGCTATTGACAAATCTAATGCCAACTACGATGTCTTGACTATCAAGGCTGCTTTCGGTGAGAATATCGCCAAAGATACCGTACTTTTCAATGCGGTTGCGGTTGACGGCTTGAAACAGAAGTACGTTGCAAATTCGGCTCTGTTTAACCGGACGAAAGTAGAGGACGGAATTACACTGGTTTCATTGCTTCGTACAGCCGCAGAGATTGAACCTTCAAAACTGGCTATGCCGTTCTCCGAGAACGATAAAGCCAACATGAAGGGATGGTTTGAATTTAACGAGTAAGGAGGTAGGATATGTTTTTAACGATTCAAACATTATTCGATGATGCGAACATTGTTTCCGCTATCATCAGACGTGTAAACCGGACGCGTAAAGATACAATCTATTGGCAGCAGTATCTTACTTTCCGCAGAGTAACTACTCGCGTGTTCAAAGATTATATCGGTTCTGTAACCGGAGTTATGGCAGGTTCCATCAATTCACGTTTTGGCGAAAAGCCCATCCGTGAACGCAGGAACATTGGTTCCGGATATGGTGAGATTGCCTACTTGGGCGATGCTTATCAGATGTCCATCGACCGACTTTCCGAGTTGCAGGATTTAATTGACAAGTTCAATGTAGCTAAACCGGCAGACCAAAAGGCCGCAATGGAAGAGATTGTAAACTTCCTGGCAGATGATTACCGTCAGATTACCCTTGCTGCTCACAAGCGCATGGATATTATTGTTGGTGCCTTATTGATGCTTGGTGAAGCCACCGTTTACAACAAGGATGCTGCAATAACTTCCGGTCAGACGAATAACAAGCTGCTGGAGATTACCCTTCCGTTCAACTTCATCAAGCCGACAAGTGTGGATGTGGTTGTGGACGGAAAGAACATGTTCATCTCTTACCTGAGAGAGAAACTCCATTCTTTGGCACCGGACTATGGCGTTTATGCCAAGATGATTATGACACGCGCTTCTTTCAACAAGTTCGTGCTCGGTTCATCTGAATTTGGCGAGCAATACAAGATGATTCTCGGCAGCAACGAAATGAAGTTGAGCACGGGATTGGTTTCCTCTTCTTTGGCTTCCGAAGTGTTCACCGGCATCGGTCTGCCTCGCATTGAAATCAAGGAGGACTACGTGAAAGACCAGACGGGAAAGAACGTGCAGATTTACGTAGACAACCGTATTACTCTGTTACCTTCCGACCAAATCGGTTATATGCGCCATCATACCCCGTATGAAGCGACCGATCCAGTACAGGGACGTACTTATACTCCGTCAGAGGGTCAGATGCTTATCTCCAACTACCGTGACAAAAACGGTCGCTACATGGAATATACGGCAGAGTGGATTCCGCAGATTTCCAATCCGGATTTGATTACCAATTTCGATTTGAGTGAGATTGCATCCATTCAATCGGCATAAGGAGATAGAATATGAAAGTAAAGGTTATATCTGTTTTCCGAGACAAATTCACCGGGAAGTATTATACTCCCGGTGAAGTGATTGAAGTCAGTGAGGAATCCCGTGTGCTGGATATGGAAAGTCGCAGACTTGTCGAAAGGGTTGAGGTGAAAACTCCCGAAGTGAAAACCACTGAAGAAAAGAAGGAGGTGAAAATCTCCCTCTTTGAGAAAGAGTTCGAGAAGAAGACTTTGATTGAGGCTTTGAAGTCCATCGGTGTGCAGGCTTCCGGCAATATGAAAGAGGAAACTCTTTTGGGTAAGGTTGCAGAACTTGATGCAGAATCAACTGCCAAACTGAAAGAAGCATTAAGTATTGAATAAACGGATAGGGTAGTTCATTTTACCTTCCCATTGTTTAATTTTATAAATCAGTAAAGAAATGAAGAATTTTATTTTTGCCATGTTTGGCTTTTTGATGATGTCTTTGGTTTCATTGAACGTACAGGCATCGGGTGTGGAATCTCCCAAGTGTGAATATATGAATCTATCCGTTGATGTTGGTTTACCAGATATTCAGTTTATCACTTTGGAAACAGCTCCGGCTGATTGTGTTGTACTGACCATGCCACAGACTATGTTCTTGGTTGTAAATAATCCAGCTATGATGTGTTCGATGAAAGAGGAAACGGCTATTCAAGGAAAACAAATTTCAGTCCCTAAATATCCGTTCCGATACGTGTTCAAGTCGAAATATTTGACCCATTACAGCTATACCGCATATAGTAAACTGATTACACCATACTAAAATGACGATAAACGACTACATAGAGCAAAGGTTTCAGTCTTTCGGCATCCAATTGTCGGAGGCTGACCTTTTGGATATGTGTCTGAACGCGAAGGTAAGTGGAGAGGATGAGATGAACGAGGATTGTTACGGTCGTGTCTTCGTGGCGATTGCGAAGTTCATCCCCTCTCTATCGCTTCGTGCCACTTCAATCAGTGAAAGCGGTTTCTCGATGTCTTGGAACATTCAAGGTATCAAGGACTACTATTCATTCCTGTGCAAGAAGTACGGATTGAAAGACGAATTAAGCAACAAACCCAAATGCACTTTCTTATGATATTCGCTCCACACATATTGCAGGTAAAGGTTATCACCCCTATGGAAAAGGATGAGTTTGGCAGACCCATTCCCGGTACTGGCGGTGAAAGCTGGCAGGATGTATGTAAGTGCCGTTGTGATGATAACACTACCAAAGAGTTTTCATCCGATAACGGCTCTGTGTATCGTCCTAATTATCATGTAGTATGTGAGAAGAGAATCACCATTCAGGCAGGGGATGAAGTCCGCTGTATGGATGGTGAGAACATGAGAGGTCAAGGCGAGGTTTACGTAGTAAAAGCAACCAATTATTTTAATTATTCAGAAATTTGGATATGACAAGAACAGAAGAAGTTGTTGCAAACAAGCAACTGAGAAAGGATATTGACGAGAAGATTCAAGAAATAAAGAATCTGCCTCCGAGCAGGGAAAGAAGCCTTGCGATTACGAAATTGCAAGAAGGTGTAATGTGGCTTGGAATGGATTTGAAACGTCTTAACGAGGAAAATCCTTACCCTTCGAGCAAAGACCCTTCAAGTGGTGATAAAATCGAGCCAACTGCTGACGGATTGAAACTATAATGAACGTAGATTTCGATTTTTCCGATGTCGATTCCTTTTTCGATGAAGGAGAATGGGAAGTCGAGAAGAAAATGATTGATGTGGGCGATGAATCCGTGAAGTACGCAGAGGAACACGGCAATTATCAAGACCACACGCTCACTCTGAGAACGTCCAATGATTACGATGTCGATAAAGACGGTTTGACGCTGAAAAACGAAGCGGAATACGCTTCATTCGTGGAATCTAAAGGATTTGAAGTTTTGAGTGGTGCCGCTCTATATGCGGAGAAACGATTAAAAGAAGAATTTGAGAAATGAAGTACAGAAAGAAACCAGTAGTAATCGAAGCTATTCAGCTTAAAGTAGATAACTTCGATGAAGTGTGTGATTTTATGGGTGGAACTCCCGTGCCGAAGCATAATCCCGATTTTGGCATAGATGAGCATGGTAACACCAATGAACCTTATCTTGGTGTGTACATTGAAACTCTTGAAGGTAAGATGCTTGCAAGTTATGGCGATTACATCATTAAAGGTGTAAACGGTGAGTTCTATCCTTGTAAGCCAGACATCTTCGAGAAAACATACGATAAAACCGATGATTTATCATCCTCAATGGATTTTGGCGATGCTATCGAAGTGCTGAAACAAGGTGGTACAATCCGTAGAACTGGCTGGAACGGCAAAGGTCTGATGGTATTCAAGCAAGTACCAGCCCATATCGAAAGTGACATTATTCCTAAGATGCAATCGCTCCCTCAATCAGCAAAAGACCTTATTCTGAAAAGTAAAGGATTCATTGATTACACAAGCCAGTGTCTTATCTACAACGAGAATACCGGACGTGCCGATTCATGGGTGCCGTCTATCAGTGATGTATTTGCCGAAGATTGGGAGATTATACAATGATAGTAACTACCGACATAGGAAACATTCTCTACCGGGATTGCAAGGCTTTCGGGATAGATATCGTACCAGCAGGGGAAACGCTGACTGGTGAATTGAAGTCTGAAAGGATTGTCATTCACACGAAGAAGCAACAGCCGGGCACTTATTGGAAGAAGTCTTTTGCTGAGGTGAATTTTTGTGTTCCTGATTTGAGCGAGAATGAAGCGAACGCCATCCGCCTTAATGAACTTGAAAGAGAAGCCATGAAACATTTCGATGATGTGGTAAGCACCTATGACGGTACTACCTACAATTACTCTATCGAATCAATCGGTACGGAAAAAGACACAGCTTTGAAGTGTCACTATGTGAATGCGAGAATTTTATTTGAAGTATTAAATGTAAAATGATATGAAACCATTTATAGGAATTAAGAAAATTTGGTATGGTGAACCTATTGAAGCGCCCCTTACAGCGTCTGCATTGAAAACGTGGCTCAGTAGTGCTACCGAAGTGAAGAACTCCCATCAAGATACATGGGGATATACAGAGGATGATCCATCCGTTACGGACTATATCAATGAGTTAACGGGAAAAACGTATTACCGTGATATAACAGCTAATGGGGCAAAAACAATAGCGTTTACACTCGGTGAATATGGGTTTGAAGATAAAGTAGCTTTACAAGGAGGAAAGTTGGTCGGATCAGGTGACGGATGGGAAGCACCTGAAAACCCAGAACTTGTTTATAAAGCAGTTGTTGGTATGACAAAAACAGGAAACTATGTTGTGTTCACTTATGCCGGTATCGTTGGAAAAACAAACTTTGTGGAGAAAAATATGGGACTTGGCGTTTCCGCTGTAGCTATGGATAATCCGAATGATGGAGTCTCTGACGAATATTGGTTTAACGGAGAAAAGGTTGATACTCCATCGGAAGCATCTTTACAATCTTTAAGAGCAAAATCCGTGGATTAAACTTTTGGTGGTTTAAGGTTAAGTTTTCAGGATGGCGGTGGGTGGTTGCTCACCGTCTTTTTTAAGCAAAAAAATTATGGATAACGCTGCAAAAATAGTAAATAGTGCTGTTCTCGGGATGGATTTTGAAACGGTAATAGTAAATAGCAAAGCATACGTGATTAGTCCTCCTACGATTCATAAAATAGCTGGTGTAGGATATTATCTATCCGATTTGAAGGATGCAATTACGGTCATGGATATGCTTCGCTCACTGAAAGATGTAGAAATGGCTTCTCGTGCTCTTTCATGGCTCATAAAGGGTGACGAAAGCCTTAGTGAAGAATTGTCGAAAGGAACATTTGATGAGGTGGTAGAAGCATTGGCGATAGGTCTTTCCATGATTTCCGCAGAAAATTTTTGCAGGCTGTCAGTTTTAGCCAAGAACGTAGCAAATCTGACAGCAAAACAGAAGTAATAGGCAATAGCTGCCTGCTCGGACAGATTGCATCGTTCATGGAAAATCTGCATCTGTCTTATGATGAAGTGGTGTACAAAATTCCGTATAGGAATTTGGTTATCATGCAAAAGGATAAACTTCATACAGTCTATGGAGAAGTGATGGAAGAAATGTCAGAAGAAGAGTTTTTCAAAAGGAAAGGTAATAATCCGTTGAAGTAAAAATGGTAACGGGTATAATAAAAGCCGGAGGAATCCGGCTTTTATTATACAGTATAACCTATTAGTGAATCAATATCATTTATTATGGCTGGTTTTTTAAAATCTTTTTCCATTTGCTTTTGTACAAGATGAAAAGGACAATGGAAATCGTTGATTATACAAAGAGTATCCTCATCTGCTTCATTGCAGACATGTATCTTATTGTTACAAATAGTAAACCTATAAGAGTTAACAATTATTGGCCAAGATGTATTATTTGTGTCAAAATATAACTCGTCAACTTCAAAATCTTGTAAATTGATACGTTCTTTTTTACTATTCCGTATCGTAATTAATTTTTTAAAACTGTCATAACATACAAAAAGATGTGGTGTATGTTTGTATTTAATAATGCTTATTCCGGGTACTAATTCGTTAATGTTTACCATATTCTTATTCCTCCATTTTAAATTTCTTCCCGCAGTTGGGGCAGGTGATTAATCTTTTGTATGTCCGTTCTCATCAAAATCAAATGGCAATTCCATTTGTCCTATTTGCCGCATTTTCATCTTTTTGAAGTTGTCGCAGAACTGCTTCATATTGTCAGATACTTGAAACAAGGTGATTACTTTGTTTATCTGTTTTTCAAGGTTAGGCTCCCCGATGTCGAGGGTCAGCAACTGGTGGTATCGGTTGGTTCTGTTTCCGGATTCGCTTTTGGGAGTTTTCTTCTTCAGTTCGTCAAGAACACCGTTAGGTAGTTCTTCATAAATGAACATATTAGTCCATTTTCCTATAATACCCGGTCTTTTTTTTATGCCATTTACTGTAAAATCCCAACCATTCAATCTGAATAGTTCTTTATAAAACACATCAGGAAAACGTTTCTGCCACGGAAGAAGCTCTTCTGATATGTATGCCTTCAGGATTTTTTGTAGCTCATCTTTTTCTCGGTCATATTGATATCCAGTAGCTTCATCGACAAGGGCAGTAATTCCAACTCTTGCAAAAGCACGTATTAGAATTTCACATTGATCTGCTATTATTGCTTGTCTTGGAGATAATTCTATTTCTTTTCTTGCCTGAAGAAACACATCGCAAATATCTGCTAATGCTTCTGCATTATATCCATTAATTTTTTTACTTCCATCAAAGCAACTTATCGGTTCAAAGTGGCCCGATGTTAAGTATTTAACAATGAATGGATTGAGCGTTTTTTGACTTAAATAACGCGCTAATCTGGTCCCAGAGGTTTGCTTACCTTCTTCTGTATCTGTCATTTTTAGTGCCTCTTGCATTCCGCGCCCAGATAGTATACGAGTTCCATCATCCAATACATAACATGGAATGATAAGACCATTTAAGTCGAGTTCTCCTTTGTATTTTATCTTTTTACTACTTTCCATACCACTTTCTAATTTTTACAAATTCTCCGCTAACTTCTTAATATCATCCTTGCTAATCAACGATGGCTTCTAAAATCACTGGTAGTCCTTGAGTGCCTTCATATTTAAAAGCTTCTTTACAGGCTGTAATTGCTTCTTCTCTTGTGTCAAAGTAAGCTATTTCGTGTTTAAATTGGAAATATTTAAAACCATAGGGAACGGTTCTATTAAAACTTTCAACATCTTTCGTTAAGAATCGATTACTTGAATTGTGTTCTTCTAATTTTACTACAAATTTTGTTTTCATACTCTTATTCCTCCATTTTAAACTTAATATGATATACGGGGCAGGTGATGACGTTTTAATATGGGATGATATTCAACCTTTCATCGAACATCCTATATATTGTATCTGCAAAGTTTTCAGTCTTATTTGAATTATTGTCTTTTAGCACAGCTTTTATATATACTTTGTAACGATATATAGGTTTAGCATTAATCCTTTGACTTATTCTTAGTTCAATCAAACTATCCTGTTCAAAATAATATTTTATAGAATCATTATATTGCTGGAATTTCTTTTGTTCTTCTTTAAAATCCTCAATTTTAATTTGTGTTATATTGTCATTTGCTCCAAACATTTCTCTGTATAACCTTACTTGTTGTGATAGAGGTTTCATAAGCTCTATTTGTGTTTTCATCATATTTTTAAAATATTCTATTTTATCAAGATTCACGTTCCGTCTTATTGTATCAAGATAATTTTCATTTTTTATGCTATAACTTTCATGAGAATATTCAAGAATATCTAATGTTCCATTGTTTTTGAAGGCATTATCATTTAATTCTTTGATAAGAATATCTTTCATTCTGGTTAGGTTATTCTTTTCTTCACTTTTGCAAGAAAAAAGAATAATAATCAATGTAGCTAATATGAATGGGTTCTTCATAGTAAAACTATTTTTAAGATTAAACAATACACAAAAATAGACACAATTATTAACTAACCAACAATTTTCAGCAGATTTTCCAAGTCCGTACGTGATTTTATTGTATAAACCACCCCTTTGTATTCTACGTACCCACATAAATCCTGCTTATCGGTAGAGAATAGCTCAGTGATTGGAACGTTCAAGGCGGTGGCGATTTTTTCCAGTGTTCCAATCGTAGGATTACCACCTAACATTTTAGATAGACTCGCTTGTGCCACGCCAATTTTGCTCGCAATTTCTGCAAGGGTAACTCCTTTATCCTTGCACACTTCTTTAACTCTTAATTCCATATATAATATATTATAAGTTCTATTTCAATTGCAAAAATACACATTATATATTATAATCTATTTTTTTGCCATAAAAATACATTGTATTATAATTTATTAACAATAATATCATTGCTGATTATATAATATAATCTATATTTGCATATATAAAAATAGAATATATTATATAACTAATAGACAATAAGCCTTATGAAACGATACAACTTATCTCAAATTATGAAAGATGCTCATAGATTCTATAAAAGTAAATCAAGAATGGGCAGAACCTTTGGTGAATGCTTGAAACTCGCTTGGCGTTGGACAAAAGACGCTATCAAGTTCAAAGAAGAAAGAGAAGCTAAGATAAAGGCTATGTTAGCTAATCAGAAGCCGACCAATCGAACTATTTCTGGTGCTGTTAGCACTCTTACTTGGGACGATTGCTACAACAGAAACAGTAGAGGTTATATGGGTAGTCAGTATTGCGGTGATTAAAGTAAAATAGAAACAAATATAGTCCGCAAGTGGTAGTCTTTGACGTTGACAATAGCGATTAGGTGAGTGCACGCACCAAGGTTGAACCGTCAGCCGGACAAAATTATAAAGTATAAACACATAAAATACAAGTAGTATGAATCTGAAAAAAGACCTTTATGGAAATTATATAACTTGCTTAACAGGTAAGCAATACCGCCAATTAATAAGTATATCCGAACAGGCGCAACCGTATCTGCCATTTACAGAAGTTGCATTCCTTGAGCTAATGAAAATAGCTTCTGCAATAATATTCAATAAAGGATTTAACAACTCTGATTTATCGGTGCGAAGTGGATTGGTTCGTTTTAAGAGCAAGTTCTACTTTCATGGTATGAAAGTAAACACACGCCGTTTGACAGATGAACAATATAAATATCTATGGCAATTTTATGCGCCACGCATGGACGCTTTCATGACAAGGTATAAGCCAATAGAGCGTGATGTCTTTGTGATGACATTCAGAGCTTGTAAACGCTACATGATTACCGGTATGACTAAAGAATCAGAAGATACGCTTATCGAAAGGCTCATTTCAATAGCAAATCTTATGAGATAACACGATTATCCAAAGGCAGCTCGCACGACTTTAAGGCTGCCTTTTATCTGTTTTTTACGACAACGAATTCATTGTCGTGTATAAGATGAAAGAAAATTCTTATTTCGTTTGGATATGAAATAAATTTGCAGAAAAGAAAACAAAGATGTTCTTCGTGGTTGTCGAATATACGATAAGATATTAAAGGCGTTAGATTTAGTCCGTAGACAACCACATTAGACGGATTATTTCTTCGCCTTTCTCTTTTATATGATTCTAAGCGTAGATAGTATCTAAGAGGGTTCAGCAGAAGCGAGTAATGGCGCAACGGGGTTCGATCCCCCATCTGCTACAAATTCAGTCAAATTAAAATCCCCGAAAGCGGAAGTGACTGAGCCGCTGACGGGGATAATAATAACGTTTAATACTGCAAATGTATGAAAACAAATCAAGAAATGGTGCGATACATTGATAATTTTTCAGTGGTACAGCGCACAAGTGATGGATATTTTGACGGAAGCGAACTTCTACGGCAGTGGAATAATGTAGAAGGGAATACCCGAAGAAGAATGGATAAATTCTTAGAATCTGATAATACATCAGAGTTTCTGAAAGCCCTTGCAGAGGACGAAAGCCATAGGTCAAAAATGACCATTGGTGAAAATCAATTAGTTATAAAAGTCAAGGGTAGAAATACCAAAGAAGGCAAAACACCCGATAAAGTTTGGATGAATCCACTTCTGTTTATCAAATTTGCTATGTGGATAAATCCGACTTTTGAAGTCAAGGTATTGCGGTTTGTGTACGATGAAATGATTCGCTATCGAAACGATGCTGGTGATGCTTACAAAGAACTTAGTTCTGCTGTTATGAAGATAGTCCCAAAAGATTTCATGCCGAAAGCCATGCAAAAGGTAGGTGAAGCATTAAACTGGGTCGTATTCAATAATCACGAAAAGATGCTTCGCAACAAACATGGTGATGAAATGAAGCAACGTGAATTGTGGCAGCTTGAAAAGAAAGTTGCCGATTTGATAAACGAAGGATTTATAACTAACTTCGACAACCTAATTAGCTATTTGAGAAATCAATATCAAAAGCGAAATTATCCACAAGTGTTTAACTATGCTTCTTGATTATGGAATATAAGAACAAATTAGATCATCTTAATTTAGCGGAGCTTGCGGTCGTATTAAATGTGGATATGGAACTATTGCTTAATTCCATAACTCAAAAAGCAGAGGTTTATGTAAAAGATATCCCGGTTATAGTGACGTATGGTGATTTATGTATTATTCAAAAAGCATTATTTGATGCACAAAAAGCATTACTTGGCTTATTGAAATGCGAAGATGGTGCAAACAAGAAAGCAAATGAGTCTTTCGATGAACTTCATAAACTATTTGTGTACGTGGATAAGGTTTTAATGGATGGTAATATAAGCAAGGAAACCATACGTAGGTTAGATCCTACTATTGAAATCCCAGATTGAATAATAATGCGCACCTCATTAGGTTGGGGTGCGCTATTTGTAAATCCTGATGACTTATCCCATAAGATATTGTTTAATGATGTCGTATTTCTCTTTTAATGAACAAATTATATTTAATTCGTTTTTGTATAGTCCTTTTATGGTTACCCCACATTTTTCACAAAAGAATAGGTCGATAGAGTTTTTATGTCCATTTTCACATATAAACTTTTCAACAGTATCTTTTGAGAACACACCGCCTTTTACAGTTTCTATTCTTCCCGTATCCGGCAAATTATCTAAATATTCTAATATCTTTTTTATCCATTGTAAATCTGTTACATCGTAATAATCTTTAGTTGCAGAAAGTAAATCTATTCCATCATGAAGTTTTTCTTTTATTATTTTATAAATGGATTCTGCGTCAAAGAAATGGCATTCATTTATTAAATCTCTTATTTTTGTGTGTTCAGAATAACTATAAATAATAGGGATTACAGAATTTGCAGGAATAACAGATATAATTTGCTTTATATTAGTAACTTCTACTTCATCGTAGTTCGCATTTAAGGATATATATCTTTTTATAAGGCTCTCTACTATATCAACTTGAGGGTTTTCTAATAAGAACTCTACCCATTCAGTATATACGGAAGAAGAATTGTTTATCTGTGAGACAATATATCTCCTTTGTACTTCTTTTTGTAAATCAATTAAGGAAATGCGTGAATGAAAATCTTCTTCTTGTATTTCATCTTCCTTTCTATCTATAATGCAAGCTGTTCCAGAAACTGATACCATGAACATAGATTTGTCTTTGCCAGAAATTTCATCAAAATCTACTTTAAATCCAACAATGGCATTTGCGCCTAAATTAAGTGCTTTTTGTTTTAGTTCTTTGGATGCTTCATTGTATATGATTTCCAATTTCTTTTTATACGAATCAGAACGGCCTCCAAAAAAATCAGTGAACGAGGCTGCAAAATCAGAGAATATATTTGTTCCAATTACGATATTCGTACAAATAGCATCTACGTATTTTTTTATGGGGCATCCTTCAATATTATGAGTAGTAGAAATAATAAAATAATTTTTCATAATAGATTGTTCTTATGTTTATGCTCGCAAAAATATCTCAAATACCAATCACTTCAAACTATTTCACGACAATTCTTTAAAAGTCGTGTTTTTGCGATCTCCGAAATAGCAAACTACAATATAAAATCACACCTTTGGATTTATTTTATCACAATCGATTGATTGTGTATTTTTTTGATAAATAAAAATTATATCAAAATCTGGATGTATTGTAATTAAAAAAGCAAAATGGAATTTAAAGGGGACATATCAGGTCTTGATAAACTGGAACGGAATGTGGAAGAGGAATACCTGAACCGCTTGGCGGAGGCGGGTGAGAAAGCTGTGCAGGAAGCTATTAAGCAGGGTAATTACCAGAATATCACTGGTAATTTGCGCAGTTCCATTGGCTATGTGATAGCTTATAATGGGAAGATACTGCGAGAAGGTGGTTTTTACAAGACGCAGGGACGTGGAGAGAACATGCAGAAAGTTGAATTTACCATTAAGTCTGGTAAGGTTGTATCTTTCTGGGCAAAAGGTAAGTTCGGAGACGGCTCGGAGGGCATCAGAAAAGGTCTTGAGTTTGCACGCTCACAGATAAGAGGCACTACAGGATATGCTTTTGTCCTTGTGTCCGGAATGGAATATGCGAACTATGTGTCATCAAAGGGGTATGATGTAATTGATTCGGGGACATTATTATTATGGAAATTGATTAGATAAAAAATTATATGGCAGGAATATTTACGGATGTATCATCTGATATACAGAAACTCCAGCAGCTTAAAGCTGAGATAGAAAGTGTCAAGAAGGCATTGAAAAGTATCAATATTAAAGTTGATATTGACATCGCAAAAGGGTTGGAAGGGCAGCTAAAGGCGTTAACAGACCAATATAATGCTCTTGTTTCAAGAATATCCGAAGCAGAGGGAAAGATATTGCTTTCTACTAAGAGGATTAACGATGCTGCTGAAAAAATTATCCAGGCACAGGAAAAAGTGTCTAAAGTTGTTAGAGCTCCTGCACAGACAGATAGTGTGAATACACAGACTAATACAGCAGAAACAGTAAGCATTCAAGCACGGGCAAAGGCTTATGATGATTTGAGAACCGAGATTAACGATATTCTTGGAACAAGGGATGCTAATGTCAAACGTATGGTAGAAGAAATGAATGTTATCCGTTTGATTAATACAGAAATCAAGAAAATTGTTAAATCTCAGGGAGAATCATCCTCTTTATCTTCTGCTCAACAAAAAAGGCTCGAACAGCTTAATAATTCACTATTGACGCATAAAACCGTTTTGTCAGAAGTACGGCAAACTCTAAGCAATAATGTCAAGTTGGATAATGCAGCAGCCACCTCTATGAATGGGTTATCTCAGTCGTTATCAAGAATGAGAATTGCCTATCGTGAATTGACGGAAGATGAGAGAAATTCTCCTTTTGGGAAAGAGCTTCTTACTTCCATAAATCAAGCGGATGCAAAAATAAAGGAACTTGATGCTACGATTGGCAATCACCAACGTAATGTGGGTAATTACAAAAGCCAATGGAATGGTCTTAATGTATCAATTCAGCAGTTAGGGCGTGAGTTGCCATCTTTAGCTTATGGACCAAAAGTATTTTTTTCTGCCATATCAAACAATCTTTCGATTTTAGCTGATGAAATTAAGCGAACAAATGACAGGATTAAGAAACTGAAAGAGGCAGGCGAAGAAGTCGAACCGCTTTGGAAGCAATTGGCAAAAGGCGTGTTCAGTTGGCAGAGCGCTTTGACGGTTGGAATAACCCTACTTACGCTCTATGGAGATAAGGTTGTGGATTGGGTGGCTGGATTATTTAAAGCCAAAGATGCTTTATCAGATATATCAACCTATCAGCAAAATATGAGTAAAATCATGTCTGATAGTGCTAAAAATTCAGCGAAAGAGCGTGTTGAGCTTGATACTCTATATAAAGCAACACAAAATCATACGAAATCTTTAAAAGACAGAAATGCCGCCGCTGACGAACTAAAGAAAAAGTATCCATCTTACTTTAGTAATTTGACAAACGAAGCTATTCTTGCAGGAGGAGCGGCAGAGGCATATAATAACCTTACAAATAATATACTTAAAGCGGCACAAGCAAGGTCTGCTATGAGTATTATAGAGGAAAATTATAACAAAATATATCAGTTACAGAAGGCTATCAATGCAGATACAAATTGGATAAACAGAAACAAAGAAAAGACGAAAAATGGAACTGCCACTACAACTGTTGTAGTGGGTACATCTGTTACAGGGTACACACAAAGTGCCCAAGTCTTAACAAAAGAATCTATTGAATACAACCGGAGAACAGAAGCTCTAAAAAAGAACAAAGAAGCTGTTGATTTACTTGAGAAATCCAATAAAGCCTTGGCTGAATCAATAGACATAACTGCATTAACCGAGAACAGTACTGAGAATCTAAACAATCCAAATAAAACAGAAGCCGACAAGCAACTTAAACAAAAAGAACAACTTGCCGAGCAACTTCTTTCCCTCCGCCGTAAAAACCAGCAGGATGAAATCAACCTGATGAAAGAAGGCTCTGAAAAGAAATTGGCTCAGATAGATCTGGATTATCAGAAAGAACTCGATGCAATAGAAAAGCAACGTGATGAATGGAATAAATCACAAAAAGGCAAGTTGACAGATGAGCAAGAAACACAGTTATTCACTTCGGAAGAAAATGCTTTCAAGATATACGAGAAGAATGTTAAAGAAGTAAACGAAGCTAAATTAGAGGCTGACAGAAAGGCATGGCAGGAATATTTCATAGAATTCGGCAATTATCAAGAGAAACGTAAGAATCTCATTCAGCAATACGATGATGAGATAGCCAAACTTCAAATGGACAGTCCTGAATATGCATCAAAAACGGCTGAAAAAGGACAAGCTTTAGAGCAGTTGGATGAACAATTTGGTAAATCAACTAAAACAATGGCCGATTTGTTTGAAGATGCAAGTAATAAATCGGTTTCCGCTATTCAGTCCATCATAGACAAATATGAGACATTGGTTAAGTATATGTCTGGTACAAAGAAAAGTGATGGTACTGATGTGACACTTGATGAACTGAAATCGGTAGGATTCACTGATAGCGACATTGAAAGGCTTGAAAATGGAGAAATCAAGATTAAGGATGTCATTGATGCCATAAAGGGGTTAAAAAATGAATTGAAAGAAAAGTCTCCTTGGCAATCGTTCAGAACTGAATTGGGAAAAGGTATTGATACCATTAAAAATGCGGATGGTGACACACAAAAGTTAGGTCAGGGTATCACTGACATAGGTAATGCTGTTGCATCTTTCATCCCTGCATTGAGTGAATTCGGGTCTAACATAGCTAATATCTTTGGAGTTGATGATTCTAAAATAACGGGAATCATTGATGCTGTTGGAGGATTAGGACAAACAGCAGTAGGTGTCGGACAGATCATGTCTGGCGATATATTTGGAGGTGCGATGAGTGCAGTCAGTGGTATTTCTTCTATTGTGTCCGCGCTTGATGGGTTGTTCGGAGCTGATTATTCTCGCTACGATGAAATGAAAGCTCAATATGAAAATATCAATTCTATCTGGGATGAACTGATTAGTAAGAAGAAAGAATACATTGATATTTCCTATGGAACCGAAGCTTTAAAGGCTGGGGAGGAAGCCCTTGATATTATTAAGAAATCACAAGATGCGCAACGTAATCTTGCCAGAACTTTGGCACAATCAGGGGCAAGTGCCGGATCGCATTCTATAGCCTACCGGCAAAACGCTGCATTGGGCGGCTATGCTTCAGAACTTTATAGATATGTGCACCAGAATGGAAACTATAATGATATCACTAATGCCTTACTTGGAGCTTCTGCCGAACAGTTGCAAAAGGTGAAAGAGCAGATGCCTGAATTATGGGCAGGGCTTGATGGCGATTTTCGCGAACATCTGAATAATATCATTAGCGGTGCTGAACAGGCAAAAGAGGTTCTTGAGCAAATGAAAGAAGCTGTTGCCGGGATAAGCTTTGATGAATTTCGTAGTGGGTATATTGATTTGTTATCAGACTTGGATAGTACTAATGAAGATTTTGCCGATAACTTTGAAAAGTATTTGCAGAAATCTGTTTTTGAGTCTTTATTGGCAAACAAATACAAGGAACGAATACAGTCTTTATATGACACTTGGGTTGAGTATGGGAAAGATGGTCTAACACTTGATGAGGTTCAAAAACTTCGTGATATGCAGGAACAGCTATCAGAAAGTTTGTTGGCCGAACGTGATAAAATAATGAGTGATTTTGGTTTTACTACAAATGGATCAGAATCTAAGTCATCTACATCCAAAGGTTTTTCTACTATGTCACAGGATACAGGGGAGGAATTAAACGGCCGGTTTACTGCATTACAAATTACTGGTGAGGAAATTAAGAATCAGAATGCTATTCAAGTGCAATCACTAAATCTTCTCACAATGAAATCAGAAGATATATTTCGTGTAAATACGGAGACAAGAAACATAGCGGATGATACACGGGACTTGATAGCACAATCTTATCTTGAACTGGTACAGATTTCAGAGAATACAGGGGCTATTATAAAGCCAATACAGCAAATGCAGAAAGATATTGCAGAAGTAAAAAAGAACACATCAAAATTATAGATTATGGCAGATTTATTGATAAATGGTAAAGACGCTTACACCTTCTGGGGGGTAAGAATGGGAGAGGGATTTCTTGATGTAATTGGGGCATCTGCTCCCATGAAGGATTTTATTGAGAACAAAAGTCGGCTTGAACATGGGAAACGGGTAATAATCAATGACCCTAAAGTCGATGAGAGGGAAATAACTCTTTCGTTCACAATTGAGGGGAGTTCTCAGTCCGATTATCAATCAAAGAGAAAAGCTTTCTTCGATGAACTTTATAAAGGTAAGGTTGATATTCAAGTTCCGGCTAATAGTAACGATATTTATCATCTAATCTATCTTGGGAAAAGTATCACTTATGCACAGAGTTTAGATCGGACGTTCGGGAAGATATCAAGCAAGTTTTGCGAACCTAATCCAGCATTGCGAATCTAATTTACGACATTAATTGCATTGTCGTATATGGAAGCCTTAATTGTTAGGGCTTCTTTTTTTTGTCATTTAACTTTGGCACTATGAATGAGGTGAAAGTCAAAGACATATCAGGAAATGAGATTTTTTCAACTCCTATAGATTTAGGCAGCAAGAGAAAGTTTCAGTTAATGAAGGAAGACTACGTTATTTTAAAGTTTTCCCTCGTTGATCCGGTTTTCTTTAAATTAGGTTATTATATTGATCTTCCCAATGATCCTACCGGCTTGTTTGATATTGTAGACTTGCAAAAGCCTACATACAACGATTCTACCGGTGGTTACGATTACGAACTACGTCTTGACGCTTATTATTGGAAATGGAAGAATAAAAAATTCTTCTACACTCCCGAAAATGCCGGACGTGAGGCCGGATGGAGTCTGACCGCCGGCCTTGACATTCATTTGAATGTATTCCTGAGAAATCTTTCCGTATTAGAATATGATTACAGGGGTACAGCGTTTGAATTTGAAATAGACTATAGTGTGGTTTCCCAATCAGCCAAACTTGTTACCTATGACAATACCAATCTTATCGATGCCCTTTCCCAGATGGCTGAGACATGGGAATGTGAATGGTGGATAACCAACCATGTCATTCATTTCGGTAAGTGCGAGTTCGGTGATCCTGTCGATTTGGAATTAGGGGTGAACGTAGAGGCGATGGAACGTAGCGACAGTCAGAGTACTTATGCTACCCGTATCTATGCCTTTGGCTCTACACGTAATATTCCGGAGTCGTATCGTAAGAAACTTATTTTCGATGTGAAGTCGGTCAATGGAAGAAGGATTTCCGATACGTCAAGAAAACTGGATGCCGAGTATTTTCCGGTAAGCTCTTACAGAAATGACGATGATATTGTTTTGTCTTACGAAAAGCCTTATTCGATAATGGCAAACAGCCCTGCCAAGTATAGTGTATTGATTCCGGTATCCAAGAATATGCCGGCCGGGAAATATAGCATTCAAGCGGATAATATAACAGCCGGAATAACAGACCCTAACCAAGTCGGGCTTACTGTTCGTAACTTCAAGAGTACATTTAGTATCGAATATGTAACGGGAGGAGAGACGAAGCAGATTGAGATACAGACAAAAACAGAGGAGCGGGAAGGCAAGTATACCCCTACGGTTAAGTTTGATAACGCCATATTCACGCTTGAAGGCGATGCATCGGAATGTAGTATACGCATTGACTCATCTGTAGAATTCATAATCGATGAAGCAAATATACATTTCAATATTGCTTGCTACGGTGTAGTAAAGAATGAGAATAAAGGTGCTGATGTTACTGTCACTTTTATCTCAGGAGGTAATGCCGGTAAAACATTTGATGCGGTATATAATCCGGAATACAAAACTGGCGAAGAATCGAATGTGATAGAGTTACCCGAAGGAGTCACAGCATCTTCTGGTGATATGTACACGATTGATAACATCATCAAAGGGAAAGTCCCCACCAATTATTTCAGTAAGGATGATGCTGAATTGACGGTTAGCGGTGTTGTACAGAAACGCTTGATGCTTCCTTCTGATGTCCCTTACGTAGATGCCTATCGCTACAGCCCTACGGGTGAACGTATATATATTGGAGATTCACGTTATGACAGCCCGTATAATGTGGAAATGCCCGTAGAGGAAGCCGTTGAAGAAATAGTCGTTTTTGAGGATGAGTACGCAAAATATATCGGTTCCACAACAGAAGTTCCGGAACCGGATATTGTCGAGGAAGAGGACAGCGAAGGGAATAAGACAGGCAATACGCATCTTGTGTACACATTCAAAGATACAGGGCTTAAGGACTTCGATGGTAATTATCGTATAAAAGGTGAAGATATCCGTGTGATATTCCAAACCGGCAAATTGGCAGGTCTTGATTTTGTTGTAGAGCTGAAAGATAGCGGTGATAGTGGTACTACTTTCGAAATTGTCCCGAATGAAGACTACGGCCGCTTGTTACCGGACGATATACTTTTTCCTCAGTCGGCTCATGTGGAAGATGGGAAAGAAATACCGGCTGATACTTACATCCTTTATGGGTTTGATACCGCATTCCTCTCGGAAGACATGCTTCCTAATGCGGAAAAAGAATTGCTCTCGACCACTCAGAAGTATATAAAAAAAACTATGGTAGACCCGTCTACTTATAGTTGTACAATGCTGTCTGATGTTGTATACGATAAAGACGGCAATCATAAGCTCTTTGAAGCAGGAGACCGGGTGAATCTTATCAATAAAGGGTATTTTGAAAATGGTCGTCAATCCCGTGTAATCGGATTTGAATATAATCTTGATATCCCTTATGATTCCCCTGTTTATATGGTTGGGGAAACAGCTCCGTATTCGTTAATCGGAGAGATAGAAAGCAAGATTGACTCTTTGGCTTACAAAGGGCAGACATACAATAGTAACACATCCATAAGTGGAGGCGGGACAAGTGTGTATGTGATTGGAGTTAATGATAATACTGCTCCTTCAGATAGAAATGTCTTTTCTGCAAAGAACTCTCTTTCAAAGTTTCTTCGAAAAGATGTTCCAAATTCTGCCGAAGAACTTATCACTTTCATAAAAGGCTTGATATCTCAAGGCTTGGTCACCGCAGGCGGCGGTATTCAGTTGGGTGAGAGTTTTGCCGGAGGTATAACCGGACATGGCGGTCTCTTTACCTCATCCGGACATGGTGAGCTCAGATCCTTGCGTGTCAATGAATGGTTTGAAACTTCTGAATTCAGGTACAACTATGTGGACGTCACCACCGGTGAGAAGTGGTCTGCCCCGGGAGGCGGTATCGTAGAATCAGTTGTAATGGATACCGATCCGGAAGGGAATGAATTGAATACCGGTGTGGCGACCTTGAAACTGGAAGCCGGCCAGATTGGTGCGGTCGCTTTCGATGATTTGGCCATGGGCATGTACCATTTTGAGAGCGGTAATGCTACGGAGGATTACGATGACGGCAAGGGCAACCGCCGGTTTTCCGGGTTCACGACTGTGTTTTTCCGTATTACTGAGATTATAGAATCGGGACTCAACAGCAAATTCCGTTTTGAGCTTCGTAGCTCTTCGGATAACTATCCCAATCCCGTGCCGCCTACCGCAATGATGCACTTCGTATGTTTTGGCAATGCGAGCAATAAGTCCCGTCAGTCAAGTATGTACCAGACGCGCACATATACAAGGTATCTTAAGAATGTGGACTGGTGGGAATTCTCATTCGGTAACATCGCAATGCAGTTCGGGGACCTTTCCAACCTGTCCGTATTCGGGGCGGACATGACCGGGTATTCCGCTTATGTCGATAGCTTGTATTTTACCGGCAAGATAGAGCAACTTGAAAAGATCGTTGAAGATACGCTTGGCGACGGTGACTTGCGCATGGAGATTAAAAACAGTGAAGACGCTTATGTATTCGTTGACAATAATATTGATGTTATCCTAACAGCGAAAGTCTTTAAGTATTTCAAGGACATAACGTCTGAGGTTGTTAAATGGGTTTGGACTCGTGAATCCGGTACATCCTTAGCAGACATTGCAAGCGACGCTATATGGAATGACAACAACTCATCCGCCCGTGAAAGTGTGCATATAACTGCAGGTGATATTACTACCGATTCGGTAAAATTTATTTGTGAAGCGACAATAGGAAATATAACGATAAGAAAAGAAGAAACATTTAAATAAATAGATATGGCAGTATTTAATAGAGTTTATTCCCCTCTCGGAACACAAATTTCCATGTTGGTTGCAGAGGGTTCGCTAAAACAGGATTATGATGCGGATAACAAAATCTATACCCCTGACCGACGCATACGCCCTACGGCAATACAGCCGGTATGTAGTATTACAGACCCATCCGGTATTCTTGAGAATGGAACTGTAAATCTTTATATTACGGATATAAAGTGGTATGAGAATGAAATATCTGAGGCTAACCTCATTTCTCCTACAAATTCAAAGTACAAGATTGATTCAACCTCAAACACGAATAACAGAGGCAGGATCATTGTATATAAGAACGTTAATTTTGATGCACCGGTTACATTAATTTTCACTGCGACTTTCGCTGATATGGTTAATGGCAAGTTAAGGCGTAAAGCCTATTTTGTCGGTACATCTGTATTGGCGTCAAATGTCGCTGCCAGTTCACCGGCTGTTCTCAAAACAGACTATCCGCGCGGACGTTGTTTTAATCCGATAAAGGGATTGACATACTTGAAGCTGTCTGCTGATTTGGTAGCTGGCGAGACATCTATTCCATCTGCATACTGGTGGTATAAAAAGAATGGCTCTGCCGAATCATTGATAACAGACTATGTAGGACATAATTCGCGCGAATTGGAAGTACCAACAGCTTCTATCGGCAAAGAGCAACATTACGTCTGCAAGGTACAGGACTGTCGTCAGAATTTGACGGATGTCCGCAATGAGTACTTGCAGGAGGAACTTGACAAGATAGCCGACTATCCGCGCAATATGCTTGCCAAGCAATACTTTCTCGATCTGAATAATGAGGTTCAGCCCGGTGTAGTAACGGAGGGAGAAGATGCGGACGGGAAGTACATTTGTGTGCCTAACCCAGCGACATTACGTACTTATGTAGGTGCAGATAAATTCGGTGATTTGTTCTCCGGGAAGATTTCTTTTAAAGAAAATACCGTATACGTTGTACGGATTAAAGGAAAATCTATAATGACTGGAGAAGGTAATGCAACAGGTTTTATGCTTACTATTGTATATACAGACGGTAGTCGTAAAACTTATAATTCAAGCGGAAAAGATGCTATAAGTGAAATCGTCTTTAGTACTGAATCGGGAAAAACTGTCTCTCATATTTCGTGCACGTATGGGAATAACTATCCGACCTACATCTACGACATCCAGATCACTGAGGAGTACAACTACAACCTGCTTGAAGGGAATACGGAAGAGGTGGTAGTTACTGCTTCTACGGGAAATTCAAATTCTTACAAAAAGATTAAAATATCAAAAGCTTTATCTGTGGGTAAAAAAATAACGGTTAAGGTTGATGGTATGGAAAATCTTGCAGGAGAAGCAACTGAATATTCAGTTAATTTAATGCAGGGTACTGAGATTATTACAACAGGTGAGAAATTAAAATCAAGTTATAAAACGCATGTTTTTACAATTAATGATAAATACGATCCTAATGGAGAACCTGCATACTTAATCCTTTATGCAGGTAAAACGTTAGAAACAGCGGGTAATTCTGTCAAGTACAGTAACGTCCAACTCCTTGAAGGCGAGTACGCTTGGAATGTGCTTGGTGAAGATGTTGAGGCATTAATAGTCGGAGACGGCGATGAAAACAAAACTCAAAGTTCTTATATTTTGATTGATAACATACTTTCTGTTGGAGGAAAATATACTTTAAATATTGGTGATATTACTGGCTTTCAAAATAATACCGAATTAACTTGTTCTATACAACAATCTGTAGGAAATACAGGTAGTATTGTATCCAATACAATTAGTATAAATTCAGAAACCAAAACTGTTACTTTTACAATTAACGACAAGTATTTAATAGATAATAGTAGGGTTACGAAATTAGTATTTTATTCAGGATATACATCTGACATTATTCAGTTAAAGAATGTCCGTCTCATGTATGGTGAAACAGTGTTGCCGTCCATGCCTTCATATACCCCCCACTTCATCCCATCCGCACCGGACATTGAAGTAGCCTCGGAAGCCATCCAATTGCCGGAAGGTTACCGGCCGGACGTGCAAGGAAAGACGATCAATCATGAATTTACCCTTGTGACTCGTTTACCTCCGTACAGGACATCTGTTGTTACACCGTATGGAAATGATTCTGGAGTTATTTCAATTCCTTCTGATGTGAAGTTATTTCCGGCAGGAATACAGGTGGACGTTGCCGGTATAGGGACATTGGATAATCCGGAAAGATACTTCTCTGCAGATTGGGGCAATGGCTTGAAGGGCATGAACGTGCTTCTTGATGCTGATGATATCGGATTGGGTGTGCAGGAGGTAGAACCGGACGTGGTTGAAGGGATGGAGCATGTGAAGTATGGATTAGCTGGCTATTTCGCTGCTCCTACTTCTAACTTAGAAAAAATAGAAACAGGAACGAGACTTGTTGTTGAATGTGATCTATCACATACTACCGCTTCTCGTCCAATTTCTATAAGGAAAAACAAATACGGATTTTATATTACTATTGATGCAAATAAAAAAGTGTTGATATATATCGTATTTAACGATTTATCATATCGTGCAAACGGATTATTTGAACCATCTAACCCTATGCTTATTGACATTAGGATGGGAGATACATCTGATGAGTCGTCAGTGATCATTAACGGGATAACTTATAAGTTTAATAGTGTTGGTCTTAATTTAGGTTTTACTTCCGATGATGCATTTTATATCTATAGAGAACTGAGGACATCCTTGATCGAAATATACAAAGATGATACTCTCCTTCATAAATGGGATTTCGAAGGTTCCACTTCTGCCGAGAGACTATCAGATAAAGCGGAAACAGAAAATAAGATATCAATAGTAATGGGGGATGGATCAGAATTTATCCCCGTATAACAAAAATAAAAAATTATGGCAAGATACATATTTATAGACAGAAAGACGGCCCTTGAAAAAGGGCTTATCACCTCAGAGTCTGCATGCCGTCAGAATGCAACGACAGTGGTGTTGATCGAGGATGAACTTAAAAAGCTCGGTGATGACATTGACAAAGTGATTGAGGAACTTGGTGCTACTGCGATGAATACCACGCAGGCATTAAGAGAGCTTCAGAAAAGAGAATGGAATTAAAGTATGTTTGATTAATAAAAGAATAATTATGACAACAGTAGTTAGGGGTGGTACAACCATAAAAAGATTGAGAAGTAAGGGTTCGCTGACAATGAATTTGCTCAGCACAAAATCTCTCGTACAAGCGACTAATGGTACTTCCGTACTTGTAGACTGGACTATAGAAGCTAATCAACCGACTGTTTATCCAATAATTCGTAACTCTAAATCTACGGAGTTAGTATATGATTACGTTAGCGTTGTATGGAAATATGATGGTGTGGTTATTACTGAAAGCGATTCGCGTTTTGATATCACCAAGACATACACAATGGGATCGCATGAAGTTCCTTGCCTGATTATAAAAGACAATCTTGGGCTTTCAATGACCAGTAGTAAATTGATAACTTGTGATGCTACTGTAAAAGTGGACGGGTTTAACGAAATTGTATCTTCTGATATTGAGGTATCAAGAATGGAGGCATCCCCGACGACATATATAGGGGAAATCGGTATGACAAATGGAGGTGTCATATCGTCCGAAGCAGATACTATTACCTTAAATACAGTTTTATCGCAAGGTGGAAATTTAATTTCCAGTTATGAAGTAGAATGGTATAGAGTTGTCGCAAACGATACAGACGAAGAATTGGATGGTTTGGAAGCATTGGGAAAAACTGGAAAAACTATCACTCTTGAACGAGATGATATTGACCTGATGGAAACCATTGTTGCTAAATTCAAAGTAGCAGATTCAGTTGTCAGCACTAAATCGGTAGATGTGCGCGACGAAACCGACCCATATATACTAAATTTTACCTACGATACACCGGGCGGTTATCTCGATGAGGTGAATGGTGTAACCGCAACCGCACAGGTTATAACACGTGATACCCATCAAGAAGTACCGTTATTTACCTATTTTGCATTTTCGTTAATGAACGGACTTGTGTTTATTAGGGATCAAGCAAAATCGACGAATAATAAATTTAAGATAAATAAGTCTGATTTTGAAACAGACAATGTTGACCTATTATGGCTTCAAGTAGAAGCGACACCATCATGAAAGTAAAAGGAGGCGTACCAATACGTAGAATTCCCCGTACCCCTACAGTATCAATCCTGCCGGGGGAACGGGTGTTCCATAAGCTTCCTGACGGGACTTATGAGCCGGCCACGATCACTTTGTCGGCCATCGTACAAAACATTGATAACCCGAAGTACCAATGGGGACGTATCCTGAATGGCAGTTTCCGGCCGTATTCCGTTGTTCTCAGCTCCATGATTGCTTCTCCGGTGCATGCCGGTGTGGTAGCCGTTAAGGTCACGGGTGACAATGTACCCAACGCGATAATTGCTTCCGAGACACTTACCATAGTGGAAGATGGCATATCACCGGTGCAGTATGAAATTGATATCAAGCAACTGAACCGCAAAGTCGAAGTCATCTCTTGTGACAATCGCGGGAATCCAAAGATATACTATCTTGCTACTGCATATTTGTTCAAGATAACAGGGAACAAGAGAGAACTGTGTAGTAACTTTTATTGTACTGTTTCGTATTACAAAAACGGGGTAGTTTCCAAGTCAGAAGGAAGTTCCGAACATGTGGATAACTATACGTTTGTTGTCGATGGTGACTATGATGACATCTTGGTCAGATTTACCGATAGCTCAAATGTGGCAAAGGAAAGAAGCATCTCGAAAGTCTATGATGGTTCAACAGGTAATCCGGGAAGCAATGGATATACCTACCGCAGTAGGGGTATGTTTACCATAGGAGAGACTTATATTTGGGATGATATGTACCGGGATGTTGTCTTTACATGGTTCAATAACAAGCTGTACACTTTCCGTGTAAAAGAAAAGGGCACGTCTGTTATAGACCGTCCGGCTTCTTCGAATGGGGATGGGAACTGGGATGTTGCAAACGATATGCGGTTTACTGCTACCGATCTATTGTTGGCGCAAGACGCGATAGTCAATGTCCTTGGTACTTCCAAGATTTTCATAGGCGAGCTTGACAAGACCGAAGGATGGGAAATGACCAAAGGAGCAATCAAGCATACCGGTACGGGACTCGAATTGACTAAGGACGGAAAGTTGTCCGCGCCTGAAGGTGGGATAACAATAGGTACAAAATCCGTTGAAGGCATGATTGACGATATTCATATCGGAGGCAGGAATTATGCCCGCGGCACATCTGATGAATGGAGTGAGAGTGTTACATTGAAGGGTAGCACAAATCAGACATTTTCTTTGTATGACTGTTACCTTACCGACGTAAAGGCCGGGGATGTCGTATGTTTTTCCTTTAGCCTTGAATACAGCAACATAGTAAAGAACTCGAATCCCATATTCCAATTGCAGGCTCCGGGCAGTGATACAGGATGGGATAATGGTGGTATGGGCGCTAATATTCTTCCGTTTGTTCAGGCAGGTAGTGGTACTGTCCGTGTTGTTGCGTTCTATACTGTCACAGAATACCAGCTAAACAATAAGTATTGGCCGGTTGGTATCCGTTGCGACAACATGACCGGAAATGTTCGATACAAGAGTTTCAAGTTCGAAATAGGAACAAAGCCTACGGACTGGTCACTTGCTCCGGAGGATTATGTCGAGACGGGGATTGACATTCAGAATCGGAAGATTATATTGCAGGCTGACACGACAGAGTTCAGAAATAATGCCGGAGAACTTATTGCAATATTTCAAGGGGACAAGATAAAGGCTTCGTTGATCGATGTTGATAATCTTGTAGCTAAAAAGGTGGAAACGTCGATAGGTGGGAATAGAATAGTGATAGATCCCGAAAGTTCCAGTATTAAGTTTTATGATAAATACGGAAGGGTGTTGTGTGAAATGTCATATTATACTATTGGTGGTGAGTATTATTCTGCCAGTATAGACCTATATACTTTTGCTGATAATACCACTACAATTAATAGGAGCATAAAAATTCGATCCGATGGGATTTCATGTTTTAAGCAAGAAGGATCAGAGCGTAAATCGTATTCATTAGACCCTATTGACGGTCTCAAGTTTTATAAAAATGGAGTTGTTACGAAATCGTATCCAGTTTCATGATGTGAAGCATAACAAAAAACCGCCCTGCTTTCCCAAGCAAGGCGGTCGAATTTTAAAATCTTTCCATAAAATGGATAATACTATGAAAAACGACATAAAGATAGTATTAATATTTCAATAAACATAAAATATGGGGTTAAATGAATGGCTTGCGATAATTGGTGCATTGGGTGGGTTGGAAGCCATCAAATGGGGCGTGAGTTTCTTTGTCAATCGCAAGACGAATGCCCGTAAGGAAGATGCGGCAGTGAATGGTCTGGAAAATGAGAATGAGCGCAAGCAAGTAGCGTGGCTGGAAGATCGCATTGCCCAGCGTGATGCAAAGATTGACGCCCTATACATTGAATTGAGGCAGGAACAAGCGGCACATTTGGATGAGATTCATAAACGTCACCAGACGGAATTGAAATTGAAAGAAGCTGAAATGAAGCGCTGTGATGTGAGAGGGTGTGGTAAACGTCAGCCACCAAGTGATTATTAATTTTAAAAAAAGGAGAAAAATAAATGAAAGTATTAATTGACAATGGCCATGGTGCGAATACTCCGGGCAAACGTTCACCGGATGGAAGATTAAGAGAATACGCGTATGCCCGTGAGATAGCCGGACGTGTAGTGTTTGAATTACGTAAAAAAGGAATTGATGCAGAGCAGATTGTAAAAGAGGAAGTAGATGTCCCTTTGTCTGAACGTTGCCGTAGGGTTAACGAATATAAAGCAAGTGAAGCAATCCTCATCTCCATCCATTGTAATGCAGCCGGTGGTGGTTCTACATGGATGCAGGCACGGGGTTGGGAAGCTTGGACCAGTATGGGACAAACGAAAGCTGATAAGTTGGCTACCTGTTTGTATGAAGCTGCAGAAAAGTATCTTCCGGGAATGAAGATCCGGAAGGATATAACAGACGGTGATCCGGATAAAGAAAGTGGTCTCTATATATTGAAGCATACGAAGTGTCCGGCAGTACTCACCGAGAATCTGTTTCAAGACAACAGGACGGATGTGGACTTCCTGCTTTCCGAAGCAGGTAAACGTGCCATTGTGGATTTGCATGTAAATGGAATTATCAATTACTTGTCTTTATGAAATCACTACCGTGGATATTAGTTGTATTGCTGGCAATAGTTTGTGTATCGGCTTGGTTTCGGCCACGTGAACCTTTGCCGGCAGAAATACGCTCCGAGACAAAAGTAAAGACCGTTGTAAGAGTTGATACGCTACTTATCTATGCGCCTATGGCGCCGCTATTGATCGTCCGGTTGACAGATACAATACATGTAGGTGATACTGTAGTTCAGCGTGAACAGGCTTATTATGAAGATAGCCTTTACCGGGCATGGGTATCCGGTTATCGGCCGAGATTGGATAGTATGCAGATATTCCCGAGGACAGTGTACCAAACGGTTACAAATGATATTTATCATGCCATTACCCCGAAGAAAAAGCGTTGGGGATTGGGTTTACAGGCTGGATATGGTTATCCGGGTGGTTGGTATGTGGGTGCTGGGCTGAGTTGCAACTTATTTATGTGGTAATTGTTATAATAGTGTAGAAGCTTACTTGTAGCGACAAGTGGCGAAGCCTTGGTTCTTAACGGATCGGGGCTTTTTATTTTTAAAGGCTATGATAAACTATTAATATTTGTTCGTTTTCACTATAATTTCTTTTGGTGACATGAAAATAATTTTGGAATTGTCCGGGTAATTTTGTCAATAGAATATGTATATCGTTGATGTACTGGTTGTTATTAATCTGTGTCCTACCTAAATTTGTCCGGGTACTTTTTGGGGTTATTTTGATATATATTTTTATATTTGTATTGTAGAGTTATTTTTATTACAAGAATAATCAAAGAATCTAATATATAATAACTCATATTGTTTATAGAGATAATTTCTTTTGATACGATATTTAATTTTTACTTTATGGAACAAAATCATAATTTAATTATGGATTGGCCTGAATTCAATCCCGAATCGACAATATCCAATTCAACTTATGTTGTTACTTCGATTCATGTAATAAATAGTAGTGTTCTGTTAGCTTCGAATATTACTTTGATTTTTATGGGTGGCATAATTACTGGTAATGGAGACTTGAAAGGTAATAATACATCTTTAATTGCTCCTATCTCGCAAATTTTTGGCTTGGAATTGAATGTCATTGGATCATGGATCATGGATAGAGCATATCCTCAATGGTTTGGAGCAGTAGCAGATTCTTTAGAGGATTGTTCTGATGCTATTAATAAGGCTATTACAATGAAAGGGACAGGGCAAGTGTTCATTTCACGTGGTAAGTATATAATAAAGAAAATACTTCATGTGAAGTATGGTATTCAGTTGGTAGGTGAATCCGGAATGGAAAATAAAACGGAAAAAGAAAAAGGAACTTTCTTAGTAGCAGAGATGGATAATTCTTCACGTTTAGTAGAAGATAGTTTATTTACCAATGGGTATGTTGTGGAAATAAATGTAAAAGACTGGTATGTAAATGAGAAAGGTGAAAAAGTTTGTAATTGGGAAGTATTGTATTCCAGTAATCAAACTCAGATTGAACGATTATTGTTCTCTAATAATATTAGTAAGCTAAAAGCTATATTTAGCGCTGCATCTTGTTGTGAAATAAAAGCTTGCACTTTTAGTAACTTTCAACAAAGTATTGTTTTTAGTAATAACCATTATATAGATCGTAAGAGAGTAACTGGTTGTGTAATAAACAATAGTATTGATATACATAGAGGAGAAAGTTTGTATACGATTGATTTTGGTTTTCTTGGTGATGGTTTAGTTTGTGATTTTAATGCTATTAATAATGGCAGCTACAATAAAGGTATACGGATAGCTTCATGCCTTGGAGGTAATATTACTTCAAATATAGTGAATGCTGACATTTGGATAAGTGGCAGTAAGGGAATAACTTTTAATTCTAACCATATGGAGGATGGTCAAGTTGTTATTCAAGATTCTAATGTAAGTCTGCATAATAATTATTTTAAAAAGTTAAATAGGCCTTGTGTTGTAATACAATCTGGGGGGGACGAAGATGTTTCTGTTGTCAATATGGCAGATAATTTGTTTCTATTTTATGATAAAGAAGATCGCGATGGTGTTCAATATACTGTAGCTGATATTTGTGAGTACGATATTCAGTTAAGGGGGGTAACGACCAAAACTCAAATGGTTCAGATGTTAAAACTTTCACAAAATTATCGTTATTGGGTTCGTTCTGGATCAATAGGTAAAATGTATTTGTGTGGCATTGCATTATGTGGTAATGATATGCTACCTATGAAAGAATTTAATAAATATAGTTATCTATTGTCTCAATCTTCATTAATTGCCCCTAATGGTTATATTGATAAGTTGGGATATATAGATAATGTACGAGATATTTTTATAACATTGTATGGTCTTAATCCTAATGTTATTTGGCAATATTTAGATGGAGAATATTATTATAAAGCTCATGCAATTTGGGATCATGGTCGACAAATATGTAATACTGTTAGGGATTTAGGGAATTGTACCTTGAGTTATGCTTCTAATGGGTTACTTTTCAATATCGTAAATGGGGATACTTGTGGACGCAGAACAAATTTTCGATTTTATAGAGGAAAGAAAGATGGGAATAATATTCAATATACACATTATGTTGATGTTCCTATATGTGGGACTAAGCATTTATATGAAAATGGTATTTCTATTTGTGGTTACAAATGGCAGAAATTGACGGAAGGAATATTATCGGGGAATACTAATATAAAGTCTATCAGTTATAAGGGCAATAATATTGAATGCAGGAGTACAACTTGTCCTTCAGTCGGTTCTTGGCAAGATGGTGATATTGTTTATAATATGGGTACCGGTACTAATTCCTTATGGATTTTTATTAATGGTCGTTGGATTGCTAAGTAATAATATTTAAGTACTCATTTTGGGATAAATACAAAGAATATGCTTGAAAACAAAGCGTATCCGGCCTCCCCGTATCAATTAAGTAAATGTATAAACATACTCGATTGTGAGTATTTTATTGAAAGCTCAATA